TCTTTCTGGTATGACCCTGGTCCAGTTGGAACTTGAGCGTAAAAGTCATAACCATCAGCAGTGTTGTCTGCAAAAGCTGTTTGATCATTAGTCAAATAGACCACTCGCTCATAAACGTTCATGCCGTCAACGAATTGCCACGCGCGACCATAAAGATTTTCAATGCCGCGATATGACATGTAATCATCAGCATCGGAACCGTTACCAGTGCTGTTGACGCTGTGATTGCCATCACCATCACTTTGACCTGTTGTCACTCCATAAGTTGAGCCAGCATCAGAGCCATTACCAATCACTTTTTGTGAGTTGTAATCCTGAAACTCGCAAATAAGCAGTGTTTGAATAGCAGCCAGCTCTAAGTAAGACAATACATGCCATCCAGTGCCACGGGCTGCGGCTTCGGTGCGGAAGGTGTTGCGGGTTTGGTTGAGGGTATTTGTTTGACCGCTTACGCTAGATCCAGTGCCAGCATTGTCATAGGCGTGATAAGCCCCAAGATAGGACGCACTTTTGTAAGTACCGTCTGTCTTGATAAATGCAGGATGTGGTCGGAAACCTTGGGCAATAAGAGTATCATTACAACCCAATTTGACTTCACGGGTGTGAACACCATTTAAGAAGCCGTAACGCACGCTGAATGCAGGCACCTCAACAACCACTTGACCATCAGTACCCGTAAGGTTACTTGCCGCTGCACCAGCGGCAGGTGTAGCCGTTGAAGTGGCTGCAAGGCATTCCCACAAGGACCCGCCATTCGTAACACGCTGCCCCACGGTGAACGTACCAGCAGCCCATGCCGGCACACCGACACGAAGTGAACTATTTGCGCTTTCACTAATTGTGCCAGTATAAGCAGTGTTAAGTGCTTCAGTCTCTATAATGCGAAGCCAATCGCCTGCTTTCTTGCCGCTGTCATCAGCGTCTAGGTAATACTGAACAACCCCAGCATTGTTAATGACACAACGACGCATTCGCGATTGAACGTCAATGTCTGCCGCGCCCGTAAGGTCGCTGACTTTGATGCTGGTACCTGGCAGATAAAGCCCATAAGTATCATCGTCGTGGTCCCAGCCAAAGACTGCGGATGGAGTAACCTGCTCCCAAGACGGTGCTGCGCTGGATCCATTGGAGACAAGTACTTGACCTGTTGTTCCATAGTTAGCGCCGCCTACGCCAATAGGGCCAGAGGTGATCGCGCTGCCGTCCGTTGCATTTAGCGTAATCTTCGGCGATACGGATGTGCCGCCAACCTTTACGTCACCAGCCGCAGTTATGCTGCCGTCCGCATTCAGCGAGATTTTTGGCGTTGCAGGTAATGTCCCGCCTATCTTGACGTTTTTGGTTGCAACAGCTGGATAAACATCAGCAGCGTCTGATTTCCAATTAGCACTCGTTGCTAACTTCAGAGGTGTGACGATCCTTGTGTCATCCGTTCCTGCAGTGACCTCAGCTTGAGTAGCAATCTCTGCAATACCTGCAACAGTTTCAGTAGCAGCAGGCTGGCTAGTCTTCCATGCCGTACCGTCCCAAACCTTCAGGGTATCAGTCGTGGTATCAAAAAAGGCTTGACCAGCCTCGGGGGTGAGGGGTGCTGTAGCTGAAACAGTCGTGCCAGGAGGCAGTGCATCTACGGCTTGCTTTAACTTCAGAGGTGTAACGATCCTCGCGTCATCTGTACCAGCTGTTACTTCAGCCTTTGTGGCAATCTCAGCAATACCCGCAACCGTCTCTGTAGCGACAGGGGCGACAGACTCCCACTTGGTATTGGTTAGGTCATAAACCTTTAGCACAGGTGGGGTGACGCTTGTATCGACCCACATCGTGCCGTTTGCTGGTGCGCTTGGAGCGGTATTGCCAATCGAAGCACCACCAAGCCGCTGCACATTGCCAGCAGAATCCTTGATGCTAAGGAACGGATCAGAAGCATTAAAGTTGACTGCAATCTGCCCGACATCAATGCCGGCAGGCAGAGGCAGCTTCCCTAAAACACTACTACGTAAGTGCTGCAGCTTGATGGCCATTGCTATCTAGCGAAGAACACGTTCATTTGAACGTTCCCTCATTCTAAAAAGGCTGCAAAGGGCTGCTGGGCCGCGGAAATACTGCTTCCGCAAGGTCCACAAGCGCAAAAATTGGGGGTAGGTAAATTAGGCGTACGTACCTTCGTCCAGCCCGCCGACGTTTACCCACTGACCTCCTGCCGTGTGTTGCAAGATTTGATCCGCTGTGGGCGTTGTCAGTGTGACGTCAAGCAAGTCGCCAAGGTTGGTAGCACCGCCGCCACCACCACCGCCACTGTTCAGCGTGTCAATCCGAATCCAACCCGCTGCTGCACCGTTGCACAGAATCCAGTCCCCATTGTCAAAAGTGACACCGGGCGCCTCAGGGATGCTATTGCCAGGCGTTGAAATGACGAAGTAAACGCCCGTATGCTGGTCCGTTGCTGACCTCAGATTGTCCCCAATCTTGTATCCAGCAGCTGTGCCATAAGTCGTGACGCCGGTAACAAGTCCGGTCGTTGCATCAACCACGCCGCAATACCGCAGGTTTTCTTGCGATAGACGTCCCTGTGCAATTGGCATCCATGAGTTGCCATTCCACATGTGCAGCCCTGCCGTTGATTCTTGGAACCACATCATTCCGATGTGACCAGGGTCAATAGTTCCAGGGCTTGCTTCCTGGATATAAGCGATCGAGAAGTTCTTTAAATGATCTTTCGTGATTGTCTCATCGCCAATCCTTGCCCCAAGCAGTGTTCCTGTCGTCAGCTTGCTTGTATCAAGGTCTGGAATATCAGCAGCGTCAAGCGTCGTTGACGACGTGATCATTCCATTGGCGTCATACGTGACCTTTGTCGCTCCCGTTTTTCCGGTAACCGTATTGCTGACGCGAATAACACCGCCAACACTGATAGCTAGTCCCGTGCCGACCTGAACAATGCCAGGGCCTGTTGTTGTCGCAAGAGGAAGCTTTGACGCTCCGACAGTAGGTAGGTCAGCCAGCGTAAGACTCCGAAAACCTGGAGTCGCGTTACCACCTGAAGCAGGACCGGCTAATACAAAGTTAGGCGGCTGCGCTAAAAACTCACTGCCGTCTAGGTCATCAGCCAGCTTGTCCGCAGTGATCGTAGCGTCCGCAATCTTGAGACCCGTGACCTGAAGGTTGCCAAGTTTTGCCGTTGTTACTGATACGTCATCCAGTTTTGCGGTTGTTACTGCATCATCTGCAATTTTTGGTGTAGTGACTGAACCATCAGCCAAATCAACTGTTGCAATGGTGCCATCAGCAATTTCAGTTGTCGTTACCGTGCCGACAACAAGCTTTCCGCCCGTGACGCTCCTGTCAGCAATCTTTGCAGCCGTGACCGCAAGATCCTGAATTGCCGCTGTATCGACAGAGTCGTCCCCTAACTCGCTTGAACCGATTGCGTTTGGAGCAATTTCAGTTGCGGTGATCGAGTCCGGTGCAATCTTGGCAGCAGTAACAGCGCCATCGTTAATTTTGACGGTCGTAACAGCGTTATCCGCTAGCTCGACAGAGGTGATCGCACCAGCGCCAATTTCAGTGCCAGTGATCGAGCCCGTCTTGATCTTTGTTCCGGGGATGCTTCCATCCGCTACGCCAGCAATTCCAGCCTGAACAACGTCCGCAACAGTTATCTTCTTTGTCTCTGTCGTCGAGACGTCTGCAATGGCCAGAACGTCAACGGCGGCCTGTGTGCTTGACGCATCCAGCGGATTCAGCTGTGTAATCTTTGCGTCAGCCACAGTTCACGCCACGTTTAAAGTCATTCTAAGCAGGCGTCTCAAGCAGAATGCCGAAGCCTGTCTCTTGCATGACCTTGTCATAAGGGTCCTGTTCTTGCAGTAAGTAATCAGATGGAAAGCCAAACAAAAGCTGGATGGGACCTGTTGTGACAAACTTGATCTTGCTATGGATCGGCTCTTCAGCAGTTAATTCACTAGCGACAGCGGTCACGACGCATTCTGCTCGATAGAACAGTTCCTTTTTTCTTTCCTCTTTTGAGATTATTTGAGCCAACGGCACCGCATTAACCTGTTTCATCAAAAACACGCCTATAAACTTTGCCCCGACCTCTTGCCTTAATGCCAGCTGGTGCAGGTAAAAAGCAGGAGCAGCGTCACCTTCACCTGAGCATGCCCTACCAGATGCAAAGTCAAAGAAGCAGTCAAGGTCTCCACTGCCAGACACTAAGGTTGACATGTTTTGGCGGAAGCCGTCACCAAGGCTTGTAAAATCAGCGACTTCCCTGTCAGTGTTTAAGGTCCAACTAATGGTTTGAGCCAAGCACTCCTCAGCGCCTTCCTTGATCTCGTAGCTGACTCGATGCTTGCTTCCGACGCTCCGTAGGGGGACAGCTTGCGACCTTGTATCATTAACGGCCTCTGACCAGTTCTGATAAAGACGGATGCCGCCGACTGCATCTACATTGACGAACCACTGACCGTCAGGATGCCGTGTATTGTCCGACCAGCCCTGAGGTGAAACAAACTCCAAAAGCCCATTTGGGTCGCCATTCGCGTCAACGCGACGAATCCAGACAAGGTCACCCGTTGTCAGCGTTATACGAGGATCCTCAAAAGAGAACCGGTTGATAGCTGAGTCAACGTCTCCTGGATCGATCTCAGTAAAAATCCGCTCAGATGCTGCGCTAGCAATGCGGATACCCCCAGCTTGTCCTAACCAGATTGCCATTAGTTCAAAGCTGCAGTGAGTAACGGACCACAAACAGTGAACGAGATGCTAGCTTGAACGATCTCACCCGCTGTTGCTGTAATCTCAACGCTATTCAAAGCGCATTTAAACTTCACCGATCGAGTCTTGCTGCCACCGCCAAACCTTAGTTCAAGCTGATGTGTTGGGTCTGTTGGCGTTGCGCCTGTACGGATGACATCCGTCAATAAGTTGCCACCCTCAATAGCATTTGAATTATTTTCGTAATAGAAAACAGTCGCAGAACCGCTGAACGACTGCACACCGTAGACGTAGTCACGGGCAAAATCACCAAGACTTGTCGTCTCTAAAACGTCTGCTTCAGCGGTAAAGGACCACTCGCTAACCCTGCCAACTTTTGCTCCGTCAGCGTAGAGCGCTCCGTCGATCCCTGTATATTGCTTGGCCATTCGTGGCAGGTTTCTGACTATGTCTCAAGTCTAATGAACGCTTACGCGGTCACAGCTACTAGATTCACGCTGACGTTTCCAATACCCGGAGCCACCCAGTCGACAGAAGGAGATGACGCATAACGCCAAACAAGACCTGAAGGTGTGACGCTCCCATAGGACGTCATTCCAGCAAAGACCGCTGACGGCAGAGAGAACGTCTCATAAGACCCCTTTGCGACAGAGAAATGATTGGTGATCTGCAGAACGACGTTTTCCTTTATGTTGCTGAAATTCATTGACAGGCTTGTCCCGATGGGCTTTACTCCCAACAAGACCCTTGTCTCATTACCTGACAACGTATTAAAAGCTTGAACAGGAAGAGTCCCAGGCGTCCAAGTGCGACTTGAAGGCTTGACAGCAGGGAAGGCGGCAACACTCATACTTGAATTTTACTTGTACCGGTAACGGATGATCACGATGCCTTGTACGCCGTTGCGATTAGAGCCACCACCTGAGCCGCCTGCACCGTAGTTGCTTGATGGCGTGTTGGAACTGCTTTTCCAGCCGTTGCTATAGAAACGTGTTCCGCTATTTCCTGCTCCAGGTCCGCCCTGCCCTGCGGTGACGTTATCCACTCCTGCCGCAAGACCGCCACCACCTGAGCCGTAAACATAACTAGACCCACTGATAGAACTAGTTCGACCCGTTCCGCCCTGGCCTCC